TGTTGAGCAAGCAAGTAAGCAAGATCTTCAAAATCACTTAAACAATCATAACAACCCTCACGGTGTCACAAAGACACAGGTAGGATTGGGTAATGTCACGAATGTGGAACAGGCTAGTAAGCAGGAGTTCAACGCTCATACTACTAATCGAAAGAATCCGCATAGTGTGACGAAAGAGCAAGTCGGTCTAGCAAATGTGACGAACGTGGAACAAGCCAGCAAGACCGATTTTGACGCTCACGCAAGAGATACGACTAAACACATTACTCAACAAGAGAGAACCTCTTGGAATGGTAAGGCAGATAGTCGTGCATTGACAGACCACACAGGGAACCGCAACAACCCTCACGGTGTTACAAAGTCTCAAGTCGGTCTAGGGAATGTCACGAATGTTGAACAAGCGAGTAAGAGTGAGTTTAATTCTCATTCGCAAAATTCGACTATTCACGTATCGAGCGTGGATAAGAATAGATGGAATAATGCTCAACTAACCAAGCTGACGAATGACAATGGCAGTGCTAAGACCGCTACAGGAAACTGGGATAGCTATGTTGAATCAGGCATGTATACAGGAGCAGGGCTGACGAATTCACCAAAAGGTTCACGTTCTCCGCTCTATGTTACTGTAACGAAAATCGATGGCCAGAACGTTATGCAGCAGGCAGTAGATAACGCAAATACATTTACTGCGGTTAGAACCAAAGTCAATGGTGTTTGGGGAAGCTGGCAGGTGTTGCCCAGGCTGGATATGAAAGTGATTCCGATTCAATTTATACCTGGTATCATGCCTTCAAAATTAGCAACGGAAGAAATGAATAAGATTTATGTTATCGGTAACTGGATTTCGTTCATTGCATTCATTGATAAAGATTCAATTAATAAGTCAAAAACAACTATTGCATCTTATACCAAAAGTTTATTCAAACTACCAAAAGAATATGCTTTTTTAGATAGAAAAAATTATAGTGATGAACATGAGTTCTTTGGAGAGCGATACAACTTTACCTCACTTGAAAGACATTTTAATAATAAAGTGCGTCATGTGGAAGGAAAATATTATCGAGACCAGGAAATCGTGGGACATTTTAACACTGATTATCAAGGGGAAAGCAAAGATTTAATTATCACAGGCAGTTGGTTAAAACCGAAATAAATTATAGAAAGAAGTAAATAACATGGAATTTTTAGTAGAAAACAAACTTTTTCGAGTTGACAAAACAGTAGTAACTATCCGTAAGGAACAACCTTTCACGTATTATACTCGTGAATTGGACGGAGACCATCAAGGAGATTCTGATGAAAAAATCATTCAAGCAGTTTTAGAGCAAGTTCGTGCAGAGCTTGACCCTACATCTGCGATTGTACAAGCTCAAGCGAAACTGCAAGAAACACAAGCTGAATTGGAGCAGGCTAAACAGAAACTGGCTGAGACAGAAGCCAAACAGACGGCTACAGACCAAGAAGTTAAGCATAACAAAGCTGAAACCGACCGCTATGGAAAAATCATCCATGCGGTCGTTTTAAATGCTGTAGCAGGTAAGACAATCGCTTATGGAACCAACTACAAGGAATTGGTTGAACTCATTCCACTTGCCGAAGTTGGTAAACGCTACATGGCACATGACTTGATTACCCTTGAAGACCCAACACACGTTGAAGTGGACGGCGAAGGAAAGCGTATCTTGGTTCAGTTGAACA